GTCAAATCTTTCAGATTAACGTTTGCGAATTTTGAACTTAAATAAATATGTCTTAACATCGACGTGGAGATTTTCTTATCAAAAATGAGATTGAGTCTGTGCGTTATTTGGCTCGGTGTCAGCGGGTTCTCTTTGTTGTCAAATAAAAGATAATCGACATTTTGCGGAATCACTGAAATCCATTTTTTGAGAATGGTCAACAATGGTTTTGGGATTTCTAAAATCTGCTGTCCCTTATATTTTTTGGTTTTAAAATTGTTGAACACAAAGACCTTCTTTTTTATATCCACAAAATTGTCTTTCTCTGCGTCCCAGCCTTTGTGTTTCATTAAAAAATCGAGAGAACGGCGGGGCGGTTGATAGATTCCACCCGTCAACGCCAATAAGACAAAGTTTTGGATTTTTTGCAAATCCGCCATTTCGAGTTTCTGTTTTTTATAAATTAGTTTGGCTTCTAAATCCAGCTTTTTAAGGATTGCGTCAACTTCTTCTGTCGGAATCATATTCTCTGCAAATTTGCCGTCTTTCTTTTGCAACAATTGCTCGTCATTATATTGACCAATATCGTGCATCATCTGTTTGTTATAGTCCTTATTTCCTGTAATGACCACTAAGGCGGCAAGAGTCGTTTTTCGTTTACTAAATGGAACGTCTTTTAAATGCTCCATTATGTGTTCAACATCATCGAATTTCTTCAAATCAATAGCTTTATCATCAGGGTGGCATTTTTTATAAATATTTGTTAGAATGCTTTTGTAAGTTCGCAGAGAACCATCGGAGAGATTCGGGCGTTTTTGTAAAATGATTTCTGATAAATCCATTATATATTTTAACTATTTTTGTTTTTAGATTTTTCAAAGTTTAACTAAATGATTGAGATTCTTTAGGCGTTTTATATAATTCGTATTTTAATGGCTTAAATAAAAATATATATAATATATAAAATGGTTAAGACAACGATTTATAAAATTGTTTGCAAAAACGAGGAGATTACGGATTGCTACGTAGGACGCACAAAGGACTGCACGAAACGCTTTCAGCAACATAAAACTGTATGTTATAACGAGAATAAGGTGTCATTTAATTATCGCTTATACAAAACTATCCGAGAGAATGGAGGGTTTGAAAACTGGAATATTGTGGAGGTTGAAACCATAGAACATGAAGACGCCGATAAAACCACACCTGCTGAAAAAGAGGGGTTTTGGTTTAATGAACTGAATGCAACTCTGAATAACAATGTTCCCGGAAGATGTAAAAAGGAATCGTGTAAAGTGTGGGCTGACAAAAATATGGAATACCGTAAGATTTACGCTGAAAAATACCGAGCCGAAAACAAGGAAAAAATAGCAGAAAAAACAGCGGTTTATTATCAAGAAAACAAGGAAAAAAGCAAGGCTCATACGAAAAAATGGGTCGAGGATAATCGAGAGAGAAACCGCACATATCAAAGAGAACGATGCCGTCGGATAGTCGCAGAAAAAAAGGCTCAGTTGTCGCCACCTGAAATTAATAATTGAAAATGATTTAAAGCTAAAAAATCAAACTTTCTGATAAAAATATAAAATGATAAAGTATATGGTTTACAAAATTTTGCCATACACTTTAGCCAAAGCCGAGAAATTAGGTGTCAAAGTTGCACCTTCAACCAAAGCAGGAAAAAAACTCGATGTTTTCAAGGGGGGAGAGAAAATCGCCTCTATCGGTGCCTCTGGCATGGGTGATTATCCGACCTATTTGAGAGAAAAGGGCAAAGCATTTGCAGACGAGCGCCGACGCCTTTATAAAATCCGCCACGCCAAAAATCAGGGAGTTGCTGGAAAATTGGCTGATAATTTGTTGTGGTAGTATATAGATGTTTAGAACTATCACTTATTGGCTTTCTTATCCATTTCATTTAATTTATCGAAGTTTGGTCTGCCATAATGATATAGACGAATCCGAAGATGGAGATACAATCACACAGTCAATCGTATTATCAGAGAAACAGGGAAATGATACTGCAGAAATCGAGAGAACTGAGGAAAAACACTGAGCACAGAAAGAAGGTCTTAGAATATCAACAAAATTATTTTGCAAAAAATATGGAAGCTGTAAAAGCCTCAAAAAAAAGGTGGAGAGAAGAACACCGTGACGAAATCGCAGAGAAAAAAAGGGAAACATACAGAGAGCAGGTTTTAGAGGAAATTGGTAGAATTGTTGTTCCGACTGCGAAAAAAATAGACGCTTCCGGCATTGAGAGAAGGACACAGAAACGCCTTATAACCCTCGGCGACACAATGCATAAAAGGCATATAATAGAAAGACGTTTAGAGGTAAACCGGCTTAAAGCTGAAGCGTATAAAAAATTATTGTGCAATGAGAAAGTATATAATGCAGAAGCCGTGGATACTAAGTAAAGAGAGAGAAATGGATTTATTTATCGAAGAAATGGCTCGAGAGATGTATTTAAGGGACTGGCGCAGGGCGATGTTGAAAGTGCATTTTATTATAAAATTGAAAAGTATTTAGGATTTTTTGTTAATCATATATATACTATCATAAGATGCCTACAAGCCCCGCTCAATTAAGAGCCTCGAAGAAATGGAACGAAGCGAATCACGAAAAATATTTAAATACTGTTTACGAATGGCGAAAAAAACCCGAGAATTTAGCAAAACAAGCTTTCTATGTAAGAAATTATCAAAAACGAAGGTATGCATTTTTAAGCGAATTTCGAAGATTGGCGAATATCCTTTTATAAAAAATCTAAAAATTGAACTTTTTATAAAACAATTTAAAATAAAATATATACATACTGTATAAGAAATGTTTAGCGAAAAAACGACCCCCACGATTGACTTTTGCAACGCCCACGGAATTAAATGGTTTCCCATAAACCTTACCATTGACGCAGACAAAAACAAGATTATTAATGAAATCCAACATAAACACTACGAATCCTTCAAATGTTATAACAAACTACCGTCAGGCGAAAATTGTAAAAAATATAAAGGCAAATGCGAATGTGCCGTCCCTTCATTTCGTAGGACATACAAACCGAACCTCCACGATTTTAACGACAGACTGGAGGAACGCCAACAGTTATATTATAAATGCCCCCAGTTGTTTAACCGTTTATGCATTGATACTTCGGAGGTTATGCACGTTGATATTGACGTAGAGGATTATGACGATAATTTTGACAGAATGAGTGGATTTACCGCTCATTTTAAATCAATGACCAAACCATACGGAATGCATATTTTGTTTAAATGCCCCGATTTTATACCTGAAAGCGACCGAATGCAGTTTAAAAATAACGACGTCCCCGGCGTTGAGTTGTTATGTGGCGGTGGTTCATTTGCTCCTTTTGAAATTAGCAATGCTGACCGCGGTATTAATGCGTGGGATTTGGAGGAGTTAAATCAACAACTTAACCGGACAACCCCACAACTTAACCGATCGAAAACTCCTGCCCAAAAGTCAACCGAATCGGGAGTTTCCATGGAATACCAAAAAATAACCGAAATGGCCGACATTATCGCCGACAAATATGTCGTGAAAGGTTCATATCCCGAATGGCGAAAGATAATATGGGCTTTACATTCTATGGGTGAACAATACCGCGAAATAGCCCATAAATTATCTAACCGCAAAGGTGCTAATTACGACCGCCACGTATTGGATAAGTTGTGGGACGATACAAAAGAAGGAAAACTTAATATTGGAACATTTTATCATTACGCCAAAATCAGCAACGAAGCCAAATTTAAGGAAATATGTGCAAAGTATGCTCCGCCATTGGATATTAGTTTGGAGGAATTAACCGACATTTTCAAATGTGCAGATAAAATCGCCCCCACGCTTAAAAAGACCTTGAAATTGTGTAAGGAGGCGTGGTGGGTTTTGGGTGAAAACCAGCTATGGAAACCCATAAAAGACCCAGCTTATTATATCATTTTGGAAATCCGCAAATACATTGATTACTCCGAAAATAAGAAAACCATAATGAAAATGGCGACCGAGGGCGAGGAGGCCGAGAAACTGCATAAAGAACGTTTAGAATATTTAAAACACTACGAGAAAATCAACACGCCCTCCTACATATCATTATGTAAATCATATTTGAAGGTGCATTTATGCGACAACGATTTTGAGGATAAGTTGAACGTTAATCCAAACATGTTGGCATTCCAAAATGGTATGGTTGATTTGAAAACTGGCGAATTGCGACCCGGAGGCATTCAATGGGACGATTATTTAACCGATACGATACGCTATGACTATGTAGCACCGAATCCTCAAAAGACCGGCAAATTGAGAGATTATTTGAAACAAATTTTAAATAACGACGATTCACATTTGGAGTATTTTCTGCAGATTTTGGGCTTTACATTCTTGGGGACACCACAATTGGAAAAATCGTTATATTTTATGATAGACGGCACAGAGGGAGGTAAGGGCGACAACGGCAAAACCTTTTATTTTGACATTTTGGATTCATTAATGCCCCATTATGTCTATAAGTCAAAGGGGACATTGTTGGAGGACGGCAATTCAAAGGTGCATAAACAGCTTGTAATGACCAAAGGTAAACGGTTGGTATGGACTGACGAGTTCAGTCGAACAAAGAAAATGAACCCAGAACTAATGAAGGAATTAGCCGACGGCAAAACCATAGAGAATGAAATTATGTTCGGAACGAGTGATAAAATTAATATCCAGTTTAAAATGTTTATTTTGTCTAATTTTATGATTAAAATAGACCCTACACAATCGGCGGTATATAATCGTTATAAACAGGCCTCCTTTTGTTCCAATTTTGACCGCACAGGCACATTAAAGGAGGCAAAGCCAGAACTTTTAAAGTTCATTGCAGATACTACATTGGGTGATAGAATAAAAACCGAATATCGTAATGAGGTGTTTGGGTTGATTATAGAATACGCCAAAAAATACAACGGAAGCATTAAAATCCCAGCGAAGTTTTTAGGCGACGCAAAGGAGGCACAGCTTAAAAATGACGAGTTCGGTTTGTGGTTTGAGGATTGTTGCGAACGTTCTGAAAAGGGACGTGTTAGTATTCAAGAAATAGAAGATTTGACAAAATTCAAAAGAGAATTTATCATTGAAGGAATGAGCCGGTTGGGATTTAAATATAATCGGTTATTAAAAGGATTGGGTAAAGATTCAAAAGGTGGTTATATTACAGGCGGTTTTTTGGGTTGTTCGTTCAGAGAGAATGAAATGATTTGTAATAACAACAACGAAGACGACGGTTTCAACGACTGCGAACATAAATAAATAATAAAAAGTATACATTGTTTTTTATTATTAGGGGTTGTATAGTTGGAACATTGGAACGCTTGGAACGCTGTTTTCAAAAGTATTCTCACGAGAAGGGGTTTTAGAGAAAGAGTTGTAAAACAGCGTTCCAAGCGTTCCAACGTTCCAAACAGGGTTTTCCAATTCTCTAATTATACCAAAATTTCATTTTTGATATGATTCAAAGTCCACTTTTGCACGGTTCTCAGGAACATTCCGCGGAACTTTCCTCACCGAATCCACAAACGCTGTTTTTTCCGCTCCATCATGACCCTCTGCAACCTTCTATAAAATAAAACCGCACTCATATATGGTAAGCGGATATAATAAATTATATCAAAACAAATTTTGAAATAATCAAAGCGCTTAAATTATTTTAAGCAAAATAAAAAGCGGGTTCTTTACCCATTTTCTTAGCTAAAGGAATGGTTATTGCGAGTCGTTGCTTAGTAGCCATTTCCTTACTTAAAGGATCATTTGAAAAGAAACGCTTACCGTCGGTTACTTTATAACCACCTTTGACTTTTTGCACTTTATAGGGCATATACAATAACTTAATATTAAAAGGCGCTAAATTAAAAATTAACTTATAAATTATTCTTCGAATCCAAAAGCAGAACCACCGCCTTTATATTGCTCACGCATTTGACGTTTTGCTTCTTCACGGGTCAGTTTTTCCCCTTCACTACTGGAGGCAGTAAAATAACCGGCTTCTCTTTCTGTCATTCGAGTGTAGAGAGGCGGTCTTGTATAACTCCTTTTGGGTCTTTCCTGACCAATGCCTCCGAGTTCAATGGGTCTATCAAAATTGATGGGTTTATTAAAAACCGCTCCCAGCGTTTCAGTATCATTCAAAGGATTTGCAGGAACTGCCTCTATATTTCTGGCAGGAATGGCTTCTCCAGTGGGAACATAAACCGGTTGTTGAACGGGGACTTTTTTGGCAACAGTTTCTAAAAGAGTGGCTAAACGAGCCTCATTAAAAGCGGAGGGAACAAATGGTGGAACAGAACCACCTCCTCCCGAACCCCCGCTGGATTGCACGTTTACGCGCACAGACTGTTTCACAACCTGTTTCTGTTTCTGTTTTTGTTTAAGTTTTCGTTTCTTATCTTTTGGCTTTGGAGGCATTATATTTTACTGGGATAAAATAAAATAATGAATTCATTTTTTTAAGAACGGCGGAAGATTGGATTCTCCTCGAATCTTTTGTTTCAACTCAATCTGTTTCTTCAAATTTTTTTTATTAATCTCTCCTACGGTTAAAGGTGTTTTTGCGCTGATTCTTTTGGTGGGTCTGTAGACGGGATAAGCACCAGAACCGACGTCAGTCCATTTCTCCTTAAACCATCGGCTTAATCCGAGTTTTGTTTTTTCTCCGTCATAAGTTCCGCCGAGTCGTTTGTATTCTTGCACTATAAACCCGGATTTGTAAGCGGAAGGTTTCGAGTATTTTTTATCGGCAATTCGTTTGGCTTGTTCGTAGAGTTGCTTATCGTTTGGTGCAGACATATAATATAGTATTTTATTATTCTCCCGCCTTAAAAAAACACAATTTGGCGCTGAGGTGGTGCTTCAACAACCGCCTTCTTCGGCTTTTTGACATAAACGATTTCCTCCTCCTCTGATGAAGAGTCCTGTTCGACATATTTAATTACCTTCTTTTTAGGTGCTGGAGCCGGAGCCGGAGCCACCGCCTTAACCACCTTTTTCAAAACCGGAGGAGCAACTTCCTCCTCTTCCTCTTCATTATCACTGACACCGTATGCGGCATTAATTAAGCGTTGCTGTTTAAGTTGTTGATTGATTTTCTTCTGTAATGCGGCGGCAGACAATTCCTCCTTAATACGCCGTTTCTCAGCCCACGTTTCCGCCAGTTTAGCACGACCTTTCTCTAAATTGGCTTTTGCAATCTCTGATTTGCCCCGTGTATCTACTTTTAAGGCTTTAGTCAGTGGTGGTTTTTTAGAGGCTTCAATCGGTTCGTCGACCGTGGCTTCAATCGGTTCATTGATAGGTTCATTGACGGCAACTTTTAGAGATTTCCCCCTTCCTTTTATTAATTTAACTTCGTCCATCTATAAACAATCTTAATAAAATAAATTTGAAAATTCAAAATAAATTTGTTCCATAATTTTATAAAAAGATGGATAGAGAGTTGAGAAATGAAGTTAAAAACTTAATCAAAAAGGGCTTTCCCGAAAATTTAGCAATCATTACTGCCTGTGCGAACCAAAACAAACCCGAAATAGCTGAGGAATACTTGCAGGAAATTGTAGAGGAACATGAGGAGATTCAAACGCTTATTAAATATATGATTCCATTCGAGGAGTCCCTGAAAAAAGAAGAACCTGCAGTAGAACCCGAAAACACAATCACGGTTATACACCACGATATTGAAGAACCCACCATCACAATGGAGATAATAAAACCGGAAGATCCGCCCTACAGACTTCCCGTGGGAAAGACTTAAGGGACTTTTATTTATAATAAACATTTTATTTGCTTATTATAAATGATTAAAACACGCAGTCGTCAGTTCAATATATCGTCAGCCATAAATCGATTAAATAACAGTTTTTGTTCGTCAATTAGGGTTCAGTTGCCCGATTTAGCATTTCATCATGATAATATCCAAAATGCTTATTTATCGGTGGTTCACGCAGAAGTCCCAAATTCATTTTACATTCTAAATTACACCAATAACCAGTTTGTCTTGGACGGTGTCACATACACACTGACACGAGGCAATTACAACGTCAACACTTTTATAACAATGTTAATATCACTAATCCCAGCAAATTTTGCAGTGACATATTCGAGCATAACCACGAAATTTACAATGACGAAATCGACGGGGTCATTTACGGTCAATGCAGATTCCACCGCTTCAACAGTCAATAACATTATGGGTTTAGGCACTTCAGCATTGACCAGCAGTTTGGTTTTAGGTGTTCAAACGGTTTCGTTTCCTCATTGTGTGAATTTCATTCCACTGCAGAGAATCAACTTTCGAAGCACCAGTTTCAATTTTGGTTGTTTTAACACGGTTGATGGTTCGTCAGATATATTTCTTCCGTTGCAAAACAATGCGGGGCAAAATAGCATAATTAACTATGTCAACCAGACACAGCAGAAATTCTTAATACAGGACAGAAACATAACCTCATTTGTAATCAATGTCACCGATGACCAGGGACGATTCGTCAATTTCAACGGCGTGGATTGGCTGATGACGATTCAAATCGACGTTGAATACTTAGAAACTGCGAGAATCTCCTCTTTTTCGTCGATTGTGTCCCAGAATGTTTAGGAAATTTGATTTTGAAATTTTATAAAAATAATATACGCAATCTTTATAAAATGAGTTCTACTATGTTCCCTTCGTCCGCCATGGGTCTTCCCGCTTCCCTCAAATATGATTTGCCCCCTTCTATGTCCGAAACTGCTCGTTCTTACTCCGTAAACGTAGCCCCAGACGGCATAACCAAAGTCGATGGTCCCGTTAATGCGATTTCTTTCACTGCAAACGCCGCCGTGCAACAGGCTTTTACTTCCCAGATGGTTAGTTTTACCATTCCCTCCGGAATGTCCGACAGTGTCTTTTTAGACCCTGTAGCAACGACCCTCTCTTTCACTTTGTTATATACAATTACCACTGCCGCCTCGGTTACTGGTGGTGTTACTCAGTTGATTTCTTCGGGTGCCTCATTTTTTGACCAGCTCGTACTCGTTAGTAACAACACTCCGATCGAAACGGTGAATAACTATGGTCTGCTCCAAAATTTCATGTTGCAAAATACCGTCAATCAGTCTGAGAGAAACGGCGGCGTCAGCATTGCAATGGGATCAGATTCGAACAGTGCCTCAGGAATTGACCTCGCTCACACCGGAACTACCACTTACAGATACAATTTCTGCATTCCTTTGATGTCTATCATTGGTGTCAATACTGATTCCAAAATGTTCCCCGTTGGTTCGGTAAATAACCTTCAGCTCCAAATGACAACCGCCGCACTCACCCCCATTGTTTCTTACGCCACGGCTGTTACCACCAACATTGTTTTGTCTGCATTTTCCCTCAGCGAATTCCGCCTCAACATGAAGTATATCGACGTTGGGGACGATGCCGCCAGAATGTTGCGCCAGACCCTTCAGGACGGAAAATGGTATTTGAAATCTCAGACCTACACTAACTCCGCTGTCAATATCCCCTCAGGTAGTTCGGGAACCCAGCAACTCCTTCTGCAAATCAGGAATTCCAGTGTTCGCAGTGTGATACATCAGTTCGGTTGCTCGAATGCGGCAACGGCTCAATCATTGGTGACACCAAACGGATTTTATGACGCCATTAACCCCGGTCTATCTCAACGACAGTTACAGTGCGGCGGCGCCTTCTATCCTAACTTAACAATAAATGATTGTCAAAGACCTGCGGAAGGTTATCCCTACCTCATACAATCTCTCGGTGGTGGAATCGCCAAATCACTCGGAACAGTGGTCACCCGTGAAATGTATAACTCGGTTGCTGGTATTGCCGCCGTCCCTTCTGGTTCTGACAACACCCTTGTTCTCCCTGCCACCGTTTCCCGTGCCGCACCCACCGGCTCAGACGGTGGTGCCGTTTCTGTTTTGAAATACCCTTCCAGTGCATTTTACGGCTACGATTTGGAGAAATCCGCTGGAGTTCTGTTCTCAGGAATTAACTCTCGTGCTGCGCCCCCATTCCTCAATTTGTTTTTACAATCTGCAACCACCACTGCTGTTGTCTGCAACGCGTGGGGGATTAGCGACCTTGTGCTTGTAATCGATGCCGTGTCAAAATCGATACAGGCTTTTATATAAAAGTCATAAAATTGAACTAAAAAACGATATAGAAACAAATCCCATATATAACACATACAATGCCCGACTATTCAAAAACATTGATTTACAAAATCGTATGCAAAGACGCAACCGTAGCGGACTTTTACATAGGACATACGACAGATATTCACCAACGTGAAATAACCCATAAAGCAAGATGCAATGAAGAAAATAAAAATAGTCATTATAAAATTTATAAATGCATTCGTGAAAATGGTGGGTGGGAAAATTGGACGATGCAAATAATAGACCATTACCCACAATGCAAAACATTAGTCGAGGCAACAATCCGAGAACAAGAATGGATTGCAAAATTAAATCCAAGCTTAAATGTTTGGGAAGCCCATACGACACCAGAAGAAAAACGTATTTTAGCAAATGCGTGGAAACGAGATAGCGAATCGCATCATAAATATAATGCTGAGTATTGCAAAAATTTAACTGAAGCACAAAAAACACAAAGAAATGTAAAACAACGTGAGCGTTATGCATTACAAACTCGAGAACAAAAAGATGCACGAAATGCGAAACTAAAAGAAAAAAGGGATAGAACCTTTAACCAAAAAACCTAACATTTTTTTAATTTTTTAACCAATAAGGAACTATTTTTAACTATTTAGCCGTTTTTAACATAATTATTGCCTGGTTAATTGTTAAGTTTATCAATAAAATTAATTTTATTGATACTTTAACTCCTTTAACAATACATTTTATATAAATTTTATTGTTAAACTCTCATTATTTGGTTAAAAATAAAATATAAAGTTATATAAAATGGATATTGACGAAAAAAAAGCATATCATCAAAAATACAATAAAGCATATTATTTGAAACGAAAGTTTGCAAAGCATACGGAAGGAAATATATTTTTCCGTAAAACCGCCACACCATCTCTCGTGGTCAAAAGAGAGAAAATCGCAAAGTCATTGGAAGAGAATGAAGCCAAAGCGAATAATTTTAGGGAAATGTTAAAACAATCTTCGCATATATAAATGAGCCAAATTCGCATTAAAGAAAATATAAGCCCACCATTAAAAAAACCGTCCTTTGTTGTTGACGGGAAATTGCACGACAAACTGGACGAATACGAAATCACAAAGCTAATGAACCGCTCGAACTTCGCACTTTTTCTCGGGAAAGCCGGATCGGGAAAGTCCACTCTCCTTATTTCACTTTTGCAGAGTCCGAGCCTATTTAAGAAGGTTTATCACAACATTATTTTATTCTGCCCTCCAAATTCTCGTGCTTCGATTAAAAATGATTTCTGGGCTGTTTTGCCCGAAGAACAGATTTATGACGAACTCAACTATGAAAATTTATCGGAGGCTTATGCATTGGCTGAAGAGAACGCATCTCAGGGTTTTAAAACGCTCATTGTTTTAGACGATGTTCAAAAATATCTCAAGGGGGAGTCTGAGAAGCTATTACTTCACATGGTAAATAATCGTAGACACGCAGGACTCTCAATTTGGTTGGCGTGTCAAACTTATAAATCCATTCCCATGCAGGTTCGTATGGGTCTTAGTTCGCTTTTTATTTTTAAAGTCAATAAGCAGGAAATGAAGAATATTTTCGACGAAATGGTGGAGGTCAACGATGATGTATTTAAGGAAATCGTTTCGATTGCATACAAAGAACCCCACCAGTTTATTTTCATTGATACAAACTCTCAACGGATTTTTTTAAATTGGGACGAAATTTTAATTGAATGAAGTTTAGAAATATTATGGTTTTATATATATATAATGTCAGTGAAACGATTCTTCAACAAATTAGGTGATGATACTAAGAAGTTTTTCAGTAAAGGGGGTGCCGCTGATGTAGGACTCCGTAAATTTGGTAATACCTTAACCAAGGCTGGAGGCTTTGCACAATCTGTGGCTCCGATTTTATCTGTTGTAGCTCCTGAAATTGGCCTTCCGTTATTGGCGGGGGGAGCTTTGGCGCGAACTGTCGGCAAGACTGCGAAAGATGTTCGCAGTGGTGCAAGGCGAGGCGGTAATATTGTAGAGAAGGCACAAAACATAACTGAAGCTATTAAGAGTGGTATTGAGGCCGGAAAACCTCAAGCCCAAGGATTAAGTATGAGTTTCGCTTAATTTAGAAATGTATTATATTATTTTGTAGTCTAATAATATAATGGAAATTCAAGCACAACCACCAAAACGAAAATTCAATGTTGTTTTAGATATTTACAACACTGCCGCATGGAAAGGCAGACAGTTCGATGCAACCTTTTCTATCGACTTAAAACGCATTGTTCCAAATCCTGCAGATTTAGCCAGACCTTATGCAGTGACATTCTCTTATATTATGCAAGGAGGACTTATTGCAACCAGCACTTTGACACAAACCGCTTTATACGCATTGCATCTCGATTTTAGACGAAATAATTACATTCACCAATTAAATGCCCCTCAACCGTATGTAGGTAATTTAGATTTTGAACTTATCCAGAACGCCGCCACACCCACGCAGGGACGTTTATATGCTGATGAAACAATCAACCACCCCATTTATTTAGACAACTTAACGAATTTAACCGAAATTCAAGCGGCGACAATCATAAACTCGACTGGAGCAGTGTTTAATGCTGCAGACGGTGCAACTATCAATAACGTAACCAAATATATTATTTATGTTCATTTTGAAGCACTTTAAAAGGAACCTACGGTTCCTCTTTCACTCCTCCCTTTAGAGTATGGGATTATAAGGGAACGACGAGTTCCCTTAACTTTAACCAAATAATTTATATAAAAATATATTTATATATAAACTAATGTCAACTAATTACGGGTTCGAACCGACACTCGATGGATTAAATAATATTGACGCAGATTCAAGCACGACGACGAATATTATATGCGATACGATTCAAATCAACACAAGCGGCACTGCACCTACTGTTTCGGCATTGTCAAATGATACGAATATAGCAACGACTGCGTGGGTTACTAATCACGCAGTAACAAATTATATGACACTTTCAACTACACAAACAGCACCGGGTCAAAAGACTTTTTCAAATGCTAATACTTTTATTACTGGAAACACTGTTACAAATAGTATTCAGTCTTCATCTGCATCATCAGATCTGTCCATAGGTCAAAATCTCACAACGGGCGATATATTTATGGGGACAAGCGTTTCAACAGGTGTCGCTTTAAATTGGGGTTCATCATCAAACGGAGGTAATTTGACTTTCAGGGGTGGAACTTTTAATTTTTTTGGAAGTGGGTTGATGTATTTGCGGTCGGGGCCTACATTTGATATAAATTTTGGCGACACCCAAACGTCTGGGAACTTAAATATCGCTTCAGGATCGTCACGAAGTGGAACGATCAATATTGGGCATTTAACCACTGGGAACGCCCCGATCACGATTGGAAGTTCTGCATCAACAACTCAAACGGCAACCCATAACGCAATCACTACATTCTCAAAAATCCCATCATGTGCGGTTGCACCCACAACCGCAAATGATTTATGTAATAAAACCTATGTTGATGGTGTCGCCGGAGGAAGTGGATTATTAACAACAAATAACACATTTAGCGGGACGAACACATTCACGAATACAGTAAATTTAAACATTACTGGAACTGCGAATACGAATATCGGCAGTGCATCAAATATAACTTATCTAAGTGGAAATACAACAATAACAGGGTCGCCTGTAGTTTTAAATTACGCAGTATCTTCTCACAGCGAATCAACAGCAGCAACCGTCTTAACACAATTAAACGGAACATTCAGGAGCACAGTGACATGGACTAATTGGACAACCGGAACTTTTAATTACATTATGAATCAATTCGTTCCGGGAGTTCCAGGTTGGACTTGGCCAGGTGGGTTTATTACATTACCAAATGGGACTTATTCTTTTAATTTTGCGTTTTCCTTTGAAGACAATGCGGCGGGATATAATATAAGTGATTTACGGGTAGGTATTTCCACGAGTGGTGCTTTAACCGCGGCATCAACCGACACAACTGTTATTGCTAATTTGCCAGGAGGAAATCGCACGTGTTATAAACATTATGTCACAACCATAACGCCATCAATAAATGATATAGTTGTGGAACAAATGAGCGGTTCATTTTATTTATCTGCATCAACTGCTATTTATCCGCATTGCCGTATCAATAATAGTGCAGCCGGAGGCATTAATACGGTTATATTTGATTTGACTATAACAAGAATTGGATTATAATAGAACGATGAGTTCCCTACTTTGACTCCTCCATAAAAAAATGTTATATAATGGTATACATGAGTTCAAATTTCTGTTTCATTAACCCAAAAAACTCTTTAGCCAAAGACGTTCGCATTCAACGCCTCGTCGGTCAGATTATTGAGAAAGCCTCTGATATTCCGAACCATACGGACTACAGAAACAACATGGAATTTTTAAAAATGGTTTGTTTGATGGTTGAAAACGCCGGAATCGATAATAAGAAGAATAAGGGGGTCAAAATCGATAAGAAAGACATTGTCTTTCAGGTTTGGCAACGCCTTTTTTCTGGTTTAAAACCTGAACACCTAAAAGATTTAGAAGCCAATATCCAGTATCTCTGGGAGAACGGGCAGATTTACAAAAAATCGTTTTGGAATATCTGTAAACATTCCATTTGCAATTGGTTCGAGAGGAAGATTTTAAACTAATTGACAGCATCTATGATTGGGTTTTAGATTACTTAATGAACCAGTTTATGAAACGTGTGGGTGTTCCATTAAGAATTATAAGTGCTATAAACGCCGTTGCAAATCTCTCCGGTTGGTCTGTGATCCAAATGATTCTTTCGAAATTCGGTTATGCGAAATTTATGAATTGGGTGTTTTGGGTTGCCATCATATTTTAATTTTTTTAAAATATGATTTTTACATAAAATTGAACTTTATTTTTGCAAAAATAATAAAGCATAAAACTAAAACAATAACTAAAAATAAAATGTCAAAAAAAGAATTATCGCCAAAGGCAGTGTCGGAACGTGATGATTATGAGGAGCATAGCGACGACGAAATACAACCACATTGTCAAATATGTTTTAATATGAACTCCAATTTATTCGTAACAAAAAATGCATTAAAACCTGTATGCAGTGGTAAATGCGTAGCCAAACTTATTGAAAAACAAAAAAAAACTTAATTATTCTCGTTTGACATATTTCAGCGCCGTGGTGACATCTGTCTGACCCATTGCATTTGCCGTATCTGTTAAATCTTTCAGATTTACGTTTGCGAATTTT